ATGTCTGATCAACACATAATGAAAGCCATGTTCACGCAGCAGCGAATTCAGATCATGCATTTGGGTAAGCATCACGAGGAATATACCGACGCGTACATCTTTGCCTGGGAGTCCGGTGTTTATCCGTTTTTGCATGATTTGGGTGGCGAACATCAGTATCTTCCCCATGAATTATATGGCGACTTTTTTGAGGTCAGCGCACAGAAGGGCGCATCCATTTATGAACGTCTTAACCGGGCATGGGCAGATGAAGAGGATAATTTAACGTATAGCAGACTGGAGTCTGACCTGATGGGCATTGGCAGTTCGCGTGAATGGCGTCCCGATGAGGTCATGAATGTATGTCGCTATCTTTTCCTGACGGGCTGTTTTGACGAGGTATTCTGGAAGGCGCTGTGTAAGCCAACGGCAGATTCATCATGGGTTGAGTTCGTGCGGGACGCGTACAGCCGGGAGCATGATACGGCGTTTATGTGAGCACATAAGAGGCAATGAAGAGCACATTGAATGAAGTGTGGGTTATCACGGAAAGAGGGCTGTCAGAATATAACCGTGAACCCCCGCACGAGCCATTGAACATCTTATACCAGACGAATATCGACTCAAATCGTGATCGCAACAAGTGTCAGCTACACTAATACCAGCGGTTATACTTGATATAAAAAAATGAGACGATAATAAGCCACAAAAAGGTCAGTATCCCAAAATAATCAGGTATAAATCTCGCGAAGATATATGCCCCTGCCACAATAAGGGCCAAAGGGATTAAATAGATATATGACTGTAAAAACCATAAAATTGCCTGCTTCATTTTTTTAATAACTCATATAAAGCTTTACCGATCATGATAGTCCCTCTACTTCATACCCGCCTGGCGATAGTCAGGTGGAGGACTAACTTACCTGATATTTCAGCATACTTGTAAGCCTTATAAGAGCATTGTGTTGTATGTACCCTTCCTGAGGACTGTACTGGCCGTTACCACAATGACTGGCGTGGGCTAACGCGCTAAAGTCCCGGCCCCTGGTCAATGAGGAAAAGCCTTTGCGCTTGTGTGGGGCGTCATCGCGCAGAAAAACGTCACATGTGAAGCTGATTTTGGGGCCAGGTAACAGATTTGACCATCAATTGCAGACTCTTCGCCATTTCAGGTCATAGTGAAGAGGTGATTATTAGATGGTTAATTTAAGGATACGAATATGCCAACAGTAATTGAGAAAGCATTGGACTTTATTGGCGGTATGAACACATCAGCCTCAACACCACATTCCATGGATGAGAGTACAGTGAAGGGGATGTTTAAGTATCTGAAAGAGCTTGGTGTTCCAGCTCACGCCGAGGAGATTATCGCGCGAGGGGAGCGGGAAGGGTGGCACCCGGAGTTCACAAAAAAAGTGGCGGGATGGGCGGATAAAATCGAGTCCGCTGACCGCGTGGTGATTAAAAACCCTGAATACTTTACTTCGTATATGAAGGAAGAGCTGCGCGCGCGGGTGAACGTCGAGTTTGACCCGGCAAGTTAAGCGCATTTCAGTTCGCTTCTCACATGGATTTTAATACGACAAAGGGCCTCTGTTTTCACTTAGGCCCTTGAATTTGGTGGCCCCTGCTGGGTTTGAACCAGCGACCAAGCGATTATGAGTTCCTACCGGAACAACCGAAAATCAATTGTTTGCTTTATTTATCATTGACATAGATTGCCATTGTTTGCCAATGATTACCCGTTATCCGCCATTTCTACCGCCACTTTATCGCCATTATGCGATAGTTGCATATCCCTATTGGACATCAATGAGTCTTTGCCATGCTTTCGGGGTTTCTTCCATCAAATCAATATTAGGGTGTTTTACTCTAATATTTTTCAATAAAGAATCAAGAGCAGAGTTCATATTGTTTCTCGCCTCAGTGACTTCATCTACATAAGTTTCAAGTTCGCCGCTTTGATTACATAAAACATATCGCTTATGAGCGTGGTCTTCACGAAAAATACCAACGGGGCCAAGCGCACGGGACCAAGCGTCAATTAATTTTTTGATATCATTATCAATATCTTCATCATAAATATAGAATAATTTGTTATTAACTTTATAAAAGAGTTCATCATATGCATCTAATGCTAAGTAAGAAAACTCACTAGGCATCCTGGTTATAAACTCTTGGACTGTTGGAATGTGAAGGGAGAGTAATAGCCACCTCAGCATGTTCTCGTCTTTCTGAGTGTTTGGACAATTTTTTAGCGATGTCTGTGGTGCAGCCTCAATATGTTTTATTATATCTTCAAATGCTAATGTAACTGTTTGATTTAAACTGTTTTTATTATTTATGGTGAACGGCGTTATTCTATTGCCAGAAAAATCAAAAGGAACGTCTTTTGGTATATCTCCATGTTCTGTGTTGTATAACAATATTATTCTTTCCCATCCAAGGTTCGCTATTGCATACCCTAACTCAAAACATACATTAGGATTGGAAATTCCAGGTGTTAGTGATTTGGATATCGGTGTGATATCCGCTACAAAAACATCACAATCTAATATTTTATTTAAAATTGCTGAGATAATGTGCGGGCTTCCAGGTTCACCTCGAGTTGCGTCAGTAATTATGATATTGCCTGTTGTCTCTTTTTTTAAAATGTTGGCTCTTGCTTTACCCAAAGATTCCATAATGAAATTTTTGTTTTCGGTAACCTGGCTTTGCCAAGAAAAGAAAATATTTAAGGTTTTGTCTTTGTTATTCATGATGTTTTCTCATGTTTAAAGGATTAAGTTTTACTGCATCTTCTAAATGATCTGGTGCAAAGTGTGCGTAACGCATCGTCATTTTTATATCAGTGTGACCTAGCACTCGCTGCAAAACCAGAATATTGCCACCATTCATCATAAAGTGGCTTGCAAACGTATGGCGCAAAACGTGGGTAAGTTGCCCTGCCGGTAATTCGATGCCTGTTCTTTCCAGCGCAGACCGGAACGCGCCATAACAATCACTAAACAACCTGCCTTTTTTATCATCAGGCAGAGACTCATAGAGCTCTTTGCTAATTGGAACGGTGCGGTTTTTTCTGCCTTTCGTGTTGGTGTATGTGATTTTGTATTTCGCAAGCTGGCTGTTCCTCAGGCTCTCGGCCTCAGACCACCGTGCGCCAGTGGCGAGACAAATTTTTACCACGGTTTCTAAATCAGGGTGGTCATGCCGAATACACTCTCCGAGCAGTTGCGAAATTTGGTCGTGAGTTAGCCAGGCCATTTCCATTTCTTCTGTGCGGAATGGGCGCATATTTTTCAGTGGGTTTTCACCCTTCCATTCTCCGAGGCGGTTTAGCTCATTGAACACTGCCCGGAAGTAGGCCAGCTCAAGATTAAGCGTGCGAGGTGATACCTCTTTCACTCTGTTTGAACGGGCATACTCACCTTTTAACCGTTTTTCTCGGTAGCGGGAAAACATCTGCGCATCAAAATCGCGTGCGAGTGGTTCGCCCATACACTCAAAAGCATGGTGCATGGCTAACTGGCGTTTCAAGCCGTCTTTCAGTGTAATGCCATGAGCGCTATACCATGAATCAACCAGCTCTTTTAACGTGCGCCTGTCTTCCTTTTCTTCCTGCCACGCGTTTTGAACGGTGTACTGTTCAAACGCCAGCGCCTCGCCCTTAGTAGCGAATTTCTTTCTGATACGTTTGCCTTTTGCACCGTTTGGGTAGAGCTCACAAATCCAACCGCCAGCCGGATTTTTACGGACAGTCATCAATTAACCTCGCTGTATACACCCACTACACGGCCAATCGTTTTTATCTCATCAATCCCGCACTCAAACGGTACTTTTCCACCTGCCACATGCAACCTTTTACCGGGTAGAACCGTCAACTCACGGAGGCTGATTGCGCCCTCAACATCAACAATCCAGAGGCCGTCAGCTAAAGGCGCATCTTTCTCAGCTATGTAGCTTTTGCTCTCGCTTCTAACACAGATGGCACTTTTCAAAGGCTTTTCGAAAAACTCGGGATCTATATTCAAAATCCCAGTTTTAGTGAGTCTACCTTCACTTAATGTGAATAACTGGAGCTCGTAAGACGATTTTGAGTTTTCATCTGATTTTTGTGGCCCTTTCCCAGTCAGGATCCATTGGATATTGACGCCAGTCTCAAGGGCGCAGAATGCAGCGAAATCATAGGAGACGTTACCTCGCGTATAGCGGTTTTGCAGCGTGCTGGCTGCGATATTGAAATGATTAGCGAGCTGGATTTTCTGCGTGAATCCGTAGACCTGACAGATTCTATCTAAAACTTCTTCGTTTGATATTTGGCTTTCAAAGTCCATAAATCGCATTCTCATGTTGACCAATGCGAATAATCGCATTAGGATTCGATTGTTGGTGGCAGTTGATGGCAAGCGTCGGCAAAACTTTGGCAATCACTGTCAGAAATTTTCAAATAAGGAATCATGCAATATGGCTTCTGAAATCGCAATCATCAAAGTGCCTGCACCTATCGTCACTCTGCAACAATTCGCAGAGCTTGAAGGTGTTTCTGAACGTACCGCTTACCGTTGGACGACCGGCGACAATCCTTGCGTACCAATCGAACCTCGTACTATCCGTAAAGGCTGCAAGAAAGCAGGTGGCCCGATTCGTATTTATTACGCACGTTGGAAAGAAGAGCAGTTGCGTAAGGCGTTGGGCCATTCCCGTTTTCAACTCGTCATCGGCGCTTAATTCACTTTATGTGAATTGTAAGGGTTCAACATGTTTGATTTTCAGGTTTCCAAACATCCCCACTATGACGAAGCATGCCGGGCTTTTGCGCAGCGTCACAACATGGCGAAGCTGGCAGAGCGTGCGGGTATGAATGTTCAGACGTTACGTAACAAGCTCAACCCGGAACAGCCTCACCAGTTTACGCCGCCTGAATTGTGGCTACTGACTGACCTGACCGAAGACTCAACCCTTATTGATGGTTTTTTGGCCCAGATTCATTGCCTACCATGCGTGCCGGTTAATGAGCTGGCTAAAGATAAATTGCAGTCTTATGTCATGCGAGCAATGCGTGAACTCGGCGAACTGGCGAGCGGTGCGGTATCTGATGAACGTCTGACCTCTGCTCGTAAGCACAACATGATTGAAAGCGTTAATGCTGGCATTCGCATGTTGTCATTGTCTGCACTGGCGCTGCATGCACGTCTGCAGACTAATCCCGCTATGTCGAGCGTGGTCGATACCATGAGCGGTATTGGCGCATCCTTCGGGCTGATTTGAGGTGCGTATGCTGAAAAGTGAACCGTCATTCGCGTCTCTGCTCGTTAAGCAAAGCCCCGGCATGCACTACGGCCACGGCTGGATCGCAGCAGGTCAGGACGGCAAGCGTTGGCACCCGAGCCGCTCACAGGCTGATTTACTGGCTGGCCTCTCTACTCAAAAGCAGGGGGAATCATGGCTATCGAAGCTGTTTCCGCGACTGTTCCGCTAAAAGCGGGTGAACGTCTGGCCGGTCTCAATCATGTGGCTGAATTGCGCGCGAGATATTGGGGCGAGAGCTGGAAAGAGGTTGAACGTTTTGTCGATGATATGCGCGATAAACGTGACCCACAATTTGAAGAAAATAATCGGGCGCTGGCCGCTATTTTCTTTCTGGCAAAAATACCGGCGGCTCGTCATGAACTCGAATTAAGTGAGCTGACTACTGACGAGAAAAAGGCGCTTATTACAGCGATGAATCATTTTCGTGCAGTGGTGAGCTTATTTCCAAAACGGCTAACCATGCCGAATTAACCCAAACAGAAAATTAATGGCGTAAACCCGCCGGGTTTTTTATTGCCCGAAATCAGGAGAGTTAATTATGCGTAATACCGAATCCCGTAGTTATAGCACTGACAGCGATGCGCTGGCCGTATTACTGACAGACGCCAAAAAAGAAGAACGAAAAGACCGTGCTCTCGCTGTTTCGATCCGACTTGAGGCGCTGGCTATCCATATCACCAGAGAATGTATGAGTGGCGCAGAAGCTGCCGAACTGCTGCGACGTGAAGCCACCCGCTTCGAGAACGAATCACAGGAGCTGCACTAATGGCCGATGCAATGGATTTAGCACAGCAGCGCGAGCTGGAAGACCGCGAGCGCCACATCAGTAACGCGCGCAGCCGTATCGCTGCACCTTCCCGTTTTCTCTGCGAAGAATGCGATATGCCCATCCCGGAAGCCCGGCGCATTGCGATTCCTGGCGTGGTCTTTTGTGTGACCTGTCAGGAGGTTACGGAACTGAAATCTAAACATTATCGGGGGGTATGAATTGGCGGTTCAGTTCGCTTATCCGTGGAATACTCCCCGGTCAGCAATAGCCAGTCCGTATCTTACCTATGAGCAACAGCACCGCCGCGACCGTATGTTCGCGGCTTTGCTGCATGCGAGAAAGATGCTTTCTCTCCAGCCTGAATGTGTGCGTTTCGATATTTCCCGCACTGCTGCAATGCTGGAGCAAAATCAGGGCAGTCAACGAGCCAATGCCTTTTTAATCAGCTTTTGCAAAAAGGCATTGCCGCGTCTGGAACTGGTCGCAAAAAAATACGAGTGCGCAGGTATTAACAGCAACGTATCAGCCACTGTTTTCGGTGGTCATTTTGATACCCGGCTAATGCAATATCTGGCATCACGCATGGTCAATATGGTCGCCAGATATAACCGGTTACCGGATATGTCGCGCGCCGATATTGATTTGCTGGCCGCTGATATTGCTAATTTCATTCGCGCTGAATTAGCAGAGCATGACGACGCTGATTCTGGACTCGGAGAGCTGGCTACGTTACATGGCTGGTACATGCGCGCCGGACTGATAGCACTGCAATTCGGCGTTACCCCGCCGCATTGGGCGGGGCTGACAACAAAATACTTTGACCAGGACAAGGCCGCGCCGGCCATCATGCGCATGTTCAGCGATGTATGGTGGCGTGGTCGTTTACGCCGTGTTGCTGCGTCATGGCGGGAGCATCTGCAAATTGCAATCGGCAACGTCAGCAAGAAAAAACACGCTTACGCGAGTAAAAATTGCGTGACAGACTGGCGCGAGCAGAAGCGCCGTACACGCGAATTTCTCAAGGGACTGGAGCTCGAAGACGAAGACGGCAACCGCATCAGCCTGATTGAAAAATACGACGGCTCGGTCGCTAATCCGGCAATACGCCGCTGCGAGCTGATGACCCGCATTCGTGGATTTGAAAATATCTGCAATGAACTCGGTTATGTCGGGGAGTTTTACACCCTGACCGCGCCGTCTAAATATCACGCCACAACTAAAGCGGGCTACCGTAACAGCAAATGGAACGGAGCCAGCCCCTCGGATACGCAAAGTTATCTCACCGGCCTTTGGGCGCGCATTCGTGCCAAGCTACACCGTGAAGAAATCCGCATTTTTGGCATACGCGTTGCCGAACCTCATCACGACGGGACGCCTCACTGGCACATGTTGATGTTCATGTTGCCGGAAGATGTCGAGCGCGTTCGCAAGGTTATTCGTGATTATGCATGGCAGGAAGAAGAGAGCGAACTCCGCAGCGATAAAGCCAGAAAAGCACGCTTTCATGCCGAGGCCATCGACCCGGAAAAAGGCAGTGCCACGGGGTATATCGCTAAATACATATCCAAGAATATTGACGGTTATGCGCTTGATGGTGAAAAGGATGACGAAAACGGCGAGCTTTTGAAAGAGACGGCTCCCGCTGTTTCAGCCTGGGCGGCCCGCTGGCACATTCGGCAATTCCAGTTTATCGGCGGTGCGCCTGTAACGGTCTACCGCGAATTGCGTCGTCTGGCTGACACCGAAACCGCCCACGGTCTGAGCGTGGAGTTTGCCGCCGTACATGATGCTGCTGATGCCGGTGACTGGGCGGGCTATGTCAATGCGCAGGGCGGCGCGTTTGTCCGTCGTGATGATTTGCAGGTACGCACGTTGTATGAGTCCCGCACCGGGTTTAACCAATATGGTGAGGAAACTGTCTGCATTCGTGGTGTGTACGATTCCGCTGTTGGCGCAGGAACCCCGATTTTAACCCGGCTCAAGCAGTGGAAAATTGTGCCGAAGCGTGCCGTTGATTTGGCCGTTGACGTTAAGGGCGCTCCTGCGCCCTCTCGGAGTTCTGTCAATAACTGTACGGGGAGCGAAAGCGATCCACCGATACTCGATTTAACAAAACCCTTAAGTCGACGCGAAAGACGTGAGCTAACTAACCGACTTAGAAACCAAAGGCCAGTAAGACGGCGAAAATTTATCCACGGAACGGATGAGCAAAACGCAGCTTTAGAGAAAACTATCGACGATGTATGTCTGACTACCGGTATTACTATCAGCCGGGGCGAAGCCCTGCATCTAATGGCAGGAGGTAAAAGTTGTTTTGGTGGCAAATGGCTGAGAGGGACGTTCAATGGCGGGGTTTATTCTACAGTTCAATCACATTCGCATCGGGCTAGAAAAATCCTTAATCGCGTTGCAATTTTAGCAAGGACTACAGCGAAAAATTGACGTTAATATTTTTCCTTTCATGCGTATACAATTTATTGAGCCTTGATTTTTTCTTCCATTTTTATAAAGATATGATACTGTGTTTTTATACAGTATCTCGTGTTGGAGGTTGTGTGGATAGAGAACTGAGCGAGCATGTAATGATTGAGCGGGTCGAGATGATTGCGCGTCTTACGGCCGAGGGTGCTTGTAAGGAAAGAGATCGCGAAATTGCACTAGGATTGATTGCTGAAATCGCGAAAGGAAGCATTCTGAAAAACAATGGGTTTACCGTGGTTTTCTCAGTATCTCCTGTGAAGGATGAGATAGGAAATGGTTATGTTCGTGACTAATTTTTTTGATTACTTATGCGAAGAAAGGGATATGTAGCGAATCTGGCATATGCCGTTGATGTTCAAGAGTTGTAGATAAATCGTATCCAATTTAATATGCGTACATAAAATCTACATTAAGGATATCAGAATGGACTGGATTACACATATCATTACTTTTTTCGTTGGGCTTGGCGCTGGCTGGTCGATTCGTATTGTGTACTCGTCGCGCAAGCAAGTTGGCGACGCCACTACAAATTCACACAATCATACTGTTACACAGACGGGCAATAGCGTTAGGAACGGAAGCATTGTAGGTGGTAACCAGGATAGCTCACATCAAGATAGTTCACATTAAGAGAGGTTAGTGTGTCTGTCGAACAGTTGGGCAATACTGTAACCAATGGTCATATTATTGCGGGTAACCAGACCATCCATCAGTACGCGGCAAAGGGAACTAATCGCGAGATACAGGATCTCTATGAGCGTCTGAAGAGAGGGGACTCGAGTGAATCAAACTCTGAGTTTTGTGCTGAGCTTGAGCATTATATGGCTCTTCAACCTGAAATCGATGTCCGTGGTCTGGATGCAAAATTGATCGAAAGCAACAGAAAAGATTTGTTGTTTTTAGCGAAGCAGATGAAGGAAAAAGCTGCTAAGGCTATCATGCGCCGCCAAACATCGCGAACAGCACAACGGATATTTGTGATAATTCTAGATCAGATCCATTATGATTTTATAATGAAAGTAACACCACTTATTGAAGCAGATAATCCAAGGGTGATTGTAGATGCAAAAATAGGCTCGATAATTGATGAGCTTTACACTTCATTAGGTGAAAATCTTCTGGAGTTGACTGCAAAAGATCTTCTTGGTTTATTATTTTTTCTAGGTGGTAATTGTCATATAAGGTGGGATAAATGTTAATTTATCATCCGGCATATGATGCGTATCATTGTCTTTTTAGAATGATTGCGTTAATAGATCATGTAAATGAAATAGAGGTTGATAAGGCTAGGATTTTAGATTTTTATCTTATTTTTCCTGCTTTGATTTCAGAAATTAGAATGCCTTATAATTATAGTGGCATAAAGAAAGAGGCAAAAAAATATTCTAATGCGTATCGTAATCCAATTAATATTACATCAACATTTAGGGATATGCATGAGATTCAGATGGCAGCTATTAGGTGTTTGGCTGCTACTGGTTTAGTTGAAATAACAGATCTCGAAAGAAATATTATCAAGCGGACTGATAAATCTATCCCTGATGGTTTACTCCTATCCATGAGTGATTTTCTCAATGCTAAAGAAGAAATTTATACTTTCATCATTGATAAATTATCACAATTTCCTCTAACAGGGAAGGATGGACTTAAAGATAGAACAAATTTAATGGAGTTTAGATATGACTTTTCTTAATCCATCTTTTTCTGTAAGTAAGCTAAAAGTTTTTCAAAATGGACACGAAGCATTTAGTTGCGATTTTCATAAAGGTGTCAATGTTATTAGAGGTCGTAATAGTTCTGGTAAAACGACTATTATGGATTTGCTTGCATTCTCTATTGGTGCTGAGAATATCAGATGGAAGCCCCAGGCTCTTTTGTGTACTTTGACTCTAGTGGAAGTGCTTTTAAATGGTAAGCCTGCATGCTTTAGAAGAGAAATTAGTAAGGAATCCATGCGGCCTTTAAGTATTTTTTGGGGGGAGATGGGGGAAGCATTGCAGTCTTCACCCGGCCAATGGGAAACATATCCTTTCAAACGTTCAGAAAAATCGTTGAGTTTCTCTCAGGTTGTCTTAAACGCGCTGGATATGCCATTAGCACAAGGGGAGGGTGCATCAATTTTAACGATGCATCAGATTCTCCGTGTGCTTTATGCAGATCAACCTTCGGTGCATAGTCCTATCTTTAGGAACGATAATTTTGATAAAGCTCTAACAAGGGAAACTGTTGGTGATTATTTATGTGGTATATTTGATGATGTTTTGTATAGCTCATTAATAAGATTAAAACAGGTAGATTCTGAACTCTCGACTAAAATCACAGAGTTGAAGAGTATTTTTACTGTGCTCGGTAGATCTGGCCAATCAGAAAATATTCATTTTATTGAACAGAGAATAACTGACTTAAAATTAGAGAAAGATAATATTTATAATAAACTAAATGAATTAAAAGGACGGGCAGTATCAGAAGGAGACAATAAAAATTCCGATAGGGAAAAAACGAATGATCTTCGTAAAAGATTGAATAAAGCAAAAGAAGCGGAAGCCAAAAACATAGATAATATTAACTCCCTAGAAATGGAAGTGGCTGATTCTGAAATGTTTATCAATGAGTTAGAAGCTCGGTATCAAGCATTGAATGAGTCAGGTAAAGCTAGGGAGTATTTTAGTAATGTACAGTTTCAATTCTGCCCAAGCTGTTTAAGTGAGTTACATAATTCTCCAGAGGGAGGGTGCTCGCTTTGTAAAAATCATGCTCTTGAGGGTAGTGAGGCTCCACAACTATTGAGAATGAAAAATGAAATCTCGGTGCAGTTGAAAGAGTCGAAATATTTACTTGGACATAATCTTGAAAAATTAAAAAAACTGAGGCTTCAAGCACCAACGCTTAAAAAAGATGTTCAAGCACTTGTTCGAGAGTATGAAACTGTTTCTACTGTCTGGGAAAATGCCTATGAAATAGAGTTTGAAGCGTTAACTAAAGCACTTGGCCGAATTGAGGAAGAAATTAATCAAGCTTATGAATCAAGGAAGTTGAGTGATGTGATTTCTGACCTACAAAAAAATCGTGATGAATTACAATCAGAGAAAGAGCGGTTGGAATCACTCATAGAGTCTTTGCAAAGTAAAGAGGAAGGTAGGAAGAAAGATATTTCTCAGACGGTTGAGTCTATTATGTCAAGACTTCTTAAACTTGACCTTCCATTGCAAACTGAGTTTATTGATCCTAGGCAAATTAATTTTAGCTTTGTGGATAACGAGGTGTATGTTAATGGTTCTAAGAATTTCTCAGAGAGCTCGGCGGTTGTGCTTAGGCATGTTTTTCATTTAGCTCTTCTGACTGCGAGTCTTGAAAAGCCTTACATGAGATTGCCTCGTTTCTTAATGCTAGATGGAATTGATGATGGCGGCATGGAGAAGGAACGTAGTCACAACTTACAAAAAATTATTGTTCAAGAAGCCTCTACGTACCAGTATGATTTTCAATTGATTTATGCAACCTCAGAAATTAATCCTATTTACGACAATACTGATTTAATTGTTGGGAGATACTTTAATCCAGAAGATCGATCTCTTAACATTAGTTATGCAGCAACAGATAATGGGAAATTAATTTAACGATATGTGGCCATGCATCATAGTGCATGGTTTTGCATTCGATTTATATGTCGAGTTTTGCTAGTTAATACCAATGCTGACGTGGCTCAAGGCTACTGATGCAGTTGCATTAAAACCGACCCACAAAGCGGGCAGGCGAGGCGGGGAAAGCACTGCGCGCTGAACGTGATTTTATTTGATACTGTAGTATTTTATTACTGTACGTGAGGAATAAGGCTGTGTGTTGCATTGCCTATTGAACGTGGAAGAGGCACCCGACGGTTTGCCATCCGGATACGAGAGTGACCAGAGTTGTTTTAGCTTAGACCTAATCTGACATTGACACAGTGAAGAGCTTAACCTAATCGGTAGGCCATTCTGTACTTGGAACTATCTTGGTTGAGTTCACGCGGTACTAGTTAGTATCGAGGGGGCCTAATTACTAGAACATTCATATATTCAGTAGCATTTCCGTTTGGTTCCTAGTTGTGTTTCGATGTTTTCTCATATTAAATTGTTAACATATGCTTTTAATCTAAGCTTAAACATATAACAGGAAATGAGTGATGGCAGAAATCAACAATGATTGGGGGTTTTCAGTTCGCTACTTTGAGGATCAGGAAACTAAACAGTTTTTGAGGGGCATACTCAAGCAAGATACGTGTGTGCCTTTCCTCGGGGCTGGTTTTACTCGAGGAGAAACAGCAAGAAATAAGCCTGTCCCAGGGGGTAATGATTGGATGGAGTTAATGCGACAGCAAATAAAAAAATCTCCTATCGTAGAAAAGCCGTCCGATGATGAACTTATTAGGTTTACTTTTCAGGAGCTTTCAGATGTTTACTTCCGGGAAAAAATAGTTTCATTAGAAACAATTAAATCTGATGTTAATAGCTGTTTTACAAACGTAAAAATAGAAGATAAATCTAAGTTAAATTTTTTATCAATTGACTGGCCTTATATTTATACACTGAATATCGATGATGGTATTGAACGGGCAATAGATGGTATAAAAGTATTGCCCTATCGTGATTTTTCTAGATATCAACAGCGTCGATATGTCTATAAACTACATGGTGATGCAGAAGATGTAATGACTGCTGCAAGTCACGATGACTTGAGAGTTATATTTGGAAGGGCCGATTACATCAATAGCTTAAATACTAACAAATATTTGATAAGCGGATTGGCTAATGACTTTTGTGAGAAAAATATAATTTTCATAGGGTGTGGTCTAAGTGATGAGCTAGATATTGCATATGCATTAGCTAATTCTTCATTTTCACATAAAGACGTCAAAACGGCTCGTGTTTTTGTTACGTCAGAACCCTTGAATAGTTATGCGGAAAAAAAGAAATTAAAATCATATGGCATAACAGATGTCATAATCACTGAATATTCTAATTTCTATGATTTTGTTGCGTCAGTTGCAAATAGCGAAGAACATCGATTGCCTGCTCTAGATGTTTTTCAATATGTTAATAATACTGAATCTTTTAATGGTGAAAATTTTTCTTCATATTTAGTGCAAAGCGGGTGGAATCAAGAAAAAAATCCAGTCCCTGTTTCAGTTCGTCGAATGATAGAAAAAGATGTACTAGATGAAATAAACGAGCCGCTTATTGTAATTTGGGGTAGAAGGTTTTCAGGTAAGTCTACTATTTTATTTAGGATTGTAGAGCGAGCAAGAACCCGAAAACGTTATATTGTACACTCTAAAAGCTCGATAAGTGTAAGAGCATTTAATGATATATTCAGAATCAAGGATGCATTAATTGCTATTGATTCAGGAGCAATTAGTTATAATCAAATAAGAAGTATATCTCGAAAAACAGATTCTCTTCGAGAAAATAATACAACTGTCATTCTTACTGTTTCTAGAGCTGATTTAAATGCTTTTGGTAGTGATTTTGAGGACGAAGCTATAGAACTTCAATCTCGATTCTACGGAAGTGAAATTGAAGATGTTAATAAGCTATTAGATACTCAAGGCTTACAGCGGTGGTATGCGAGAGACAGTATTTTAGATAATATTTTCGTGCTGGCTCAGTCACCAATCATAAAACAAATACTTAATACCCAGTCAAGGTTAGAAGATCGTATTATTAATATTTGTTCCGAAGGAAAAGGAGATAAAAGCATCACCGAACCCAGTAAGTTAGAGTTCTCGCTTCTTTTTTATTTGGTTAGCAGAGAGAAAATATTTTCTTTAGTGCATAGAAATCTTATTCGCAATTATGGATTGGACTATTTGCTTAATACAAATTTGGATAATTTTGCAAAAAAATGGGCCCCATTTATTGAGTACGAAAAAACTGATGTGGTCAGTTATAGGGCGGAACAATCTGCGTATGTTACTGTTTGTAACTCTTATGCATGGATACAGCTTGCCGTCAGTATTTTTTCCGAAAAATTAGGTGTCAAAAAAACAGCTTATTTTATAGCGGAACTGTATCAATGTGTTAGTTCAATAGATGAAGGGGCATATAAGATTATCATGTTTGATAATCTTAATGCTATTTATAGCCCAAAAATGCGGACTAATCTTGATTGGTGTAAACAAATGATTACTACAGTCTATGAAGAACTTGTCACATTTTGTGCTCAAGATCCTGATTATTGGCTACAGAGAGCGAAGGGGACTTATTATCTTTCTGACAAGGAAGATGAAATCCGAATTGCAATTGAATATTGTAAAAAAAGTATAGTTGAACGATCAGTCAAAACTAGAATCAACTCAAAGCTTACTAAAGCTAATTTGTTAGGTAAGCTTTGTATGATTACAAATTATGTTAACGATAATGATGTTTCTGATGCAATTCAGGCTTATGCTGAGGCAATTAATGATCGCGATTCCAATAGCGCATATATTGATGGTCTCCTAAAAAAGAATAAAGATGGTTTTGGTTACATGAAAAAAGTCTGCGAAAAAGCAAGCGAGAAGATTGCATTGCTTCCTAAAAAAGCAGATGTTAATTTAATACAGCATTATATAAATAAAATTTAGAGTTTTGTAGGGGTGATATTTTTGGGCTTTAGAAATATGAGTGCGCCTTTAATCAGGCGCATTTTTCTCTGTTTAAATTGTGATTGTATTAATGCGTTTTTTATGTGGTTAACCTTGCAAAATTACTTGGTTGGTTAATTTTGTCAGATCGGCTTTAAGCTGGTAAGTTTAGTTTTTATAAACTATATGTTTTATATTGTTTACTGGGTTTGTGGGTCATTTCTAGAATAAGTTTTTTGTTAAGCTAATGTTTGTATTTCACGTCGAGTTGATTATTCAGCTTAATTGTGTGCTGCCAGAAAAACTGTCAGCACATCTCAGTACTAATACTTCTCAGTTTTCAATATTCAGCGAATAGTCACGAAATCGGATCACCGCTTCACCCGCCCATGCATTAATTTCTTTAAATCGCTCCTGCAATGGGGTTAGCTCATTACGCACAAAGACCTGTGCGGCTTTCACCACATCCCCGAATCCGCCGGTGTTGTTCGGCATCATCCCCATCAGTTGCGGTGGCACACGGTGTGCGCTTAACAGGTCGCTTTCACTGACTTTCTTGATATTAAAAAAATCATCCTTTGTCGCCACTTCGCTGAGTGGGATAATTTTAATCCCGTCCGGTTTTCCGCTCGGTGCGTAGAAAAACAGATTCTTAAAATTACCCAGCCCTTTCGAACTGCGCATAGCTTCACGCATCGCTTCAACATCGGTGCTGCTCTGCGCGGCATCGGTCACGTACATTATGTAACCGGCGTGCGCGCCGTTCTGGTAATACTTGCGGCGGTACAGGGTCGCCGATTCATTCAGCCAGGCAGAATTCAGCGCGCTGAGGTATTCCGGCATCCCGTAAATCTCCTGGTTAATGTCCGGCTCCATCAGGTGAAAAACGGAGCCAGTCTCAAAGGCGTGCGGCTGAATAAATGACGGCACCCACCAGTAAGCACCGTCCTCCACGCCACGGCGGGTATATTTTGCCGGGGAGGTTTCCAGCTTCATCACGCGACCCGTGGTGCTCATGCGCTTTTCTAGAAACGCATTGCCGAACACGAGAAAATCCAGCACAAAACGGCTGAAATCCTGCTGTGATAACAGCGGGTGAGGGACAAAGGTCGAGGTCAGAATATTTCGTTTTACGTAGATGGGGGAACTGTGATGCACGGCGGCACGCAGGCTTTTTGCCAGACCGGTAAAACTGACCGGCGGCTCGTACCATTTGCCATTACTGATGCACTCCACATAATCCAGAATATCCCGGCGGTCGAGTACCGGCGAGGGTTCGCCGAAGGTGAATGCTTCCATAGTCTGTGCGGTGGTGCTGACCGGCTGTGCGGCGCGCTGTTTTTTTCTGCTCATCAGTTAAACTCCAGAATGGATGTGGCCGTCATGCCGCTTCCGGCGCTGAGCGGTTCGTTAATCAGTACGTGCATGGTCGCCCAGGCTAAATCCGCGTGACTGGCTTCCTCGGTACGGCTGGCCTCATAGGTGGCGCTGCGTCCGCTCCCGGTCATGGTTTTACGGATTGACATAAACGACTGTGTGATGTCGGTGGCGGAAACGTCGTATTCCAGGCACCCGCGCGCGATGGTGTCTTTGGCTTTCAGTACCATGGCGGTTTTGACTTCTGGCGTGTAGCGGATTTCGCGTGCTGCCGGGTAAAACGAGCGCACAAGCTGATACACCCCCTGGCCGATGCCGGTCGCATCAATCGCGATGTACTCGACGTGGTATTTTTCGGTAAGCGCGCGAATGGAATTTGCCTGGGTGGCAAAATCCATGCCCTTCCACTGGTGACGCTCCAGAATGCGGAACTTGCCGCCGCTGACAAGCGGGGGCGCAATGACCACGCACCCGGCGCTGTCGCCCCGGTGTGAGGGGTCGTAACCAATCCAGACGGTACGCTGTCCGAAAGGCCGGTCTGCAAACGGCGCGAAGTCTTCCCACTCTTCCAGGCTGTCGACCATGCAGCGTTGCAGCTCCTCGAACGGGAATACCGACGCTTTGTCATCCACGAACTCGCACATAAACAGGTTGCGGAAATCATCCGCGCTGTTTTCCTGTTTGAGCGTGTCCAGGTCAAACAGGGTGCAGCCGCGCGCCAGTGCGTCCTCAATGGTGACAATCTGCCGCCACTGACCATCGGCGCACAGCACGCCACCGGCGAGCGCCGTGTGGGAAATATCAATGTCCACGCGTTCGCTGGCGCTGGTGCGGCCCTTGTTGAACAGCTCGCCAGACCAGAACGGATACGCGCCATGACCGAGGGAGGACGGTGTGGAAAAATAGGTGGTGCGCAGGTGCTTTTGCGACGCCATGCCGGAGGCGACTTTACGCAGGCGCTGGAAGTTGGGGATCCAGAAAATCTCATCGACATACAGGTCGCCGTTATGGCTCTGTGCGGTGTTGGAATTGGTGCCGAGAAAAATCAGCTCTGCGCCGTTGTTGCCGATGACAATCGGGTCGCCGGTCAGGTCAACATCGACCAGACGGGCAAACGCGATAATGTATTTTCTGAACACGTGCGCCTGGGTCTTACTGGCGGATAAAAATATCTGGTTATGGCCGGTTTTCAGGGCGCGTAACAGCGCCTCGCGGGCAAAGTAAAATGTCGCGCCAATCTGGCGCGATTTCAGGATATTGCGGATGCGGTGCGCCAGCCCTGCACGGTGCCAGTTGAGCTGGTATTCAAAGGATTCACCGAAGAAAATTTCCTCCAGTTTTTCGACAGCCTCATCGCTGAAAAAATTCTTTTTCGGCTTCTTACGTTCCCCTTTGTTGCGGTTCGCCACGTTCGGATTTAAATCAGCCTCATTACCGGTCTGGCTGTAGCGATTGACTCTGGCGAGCCGCTCCATCTGACGCGATAAAAAATCCGCGACTTTAAAGTCATGCGCGGTTAATTCTGGCTTTGCATAAAGCTGGATAAGCCGGGCCTCCAGGGTGCTCTCCACCCGGTTAATCGGCGCGGTTAAATCCCATTCGTCGCGCTGCTTCCAGCTCTGAACGGTCGGGCGCTTGGTCTGCAACATTTCCGCGATTTGTGGCACGGAAAACCCCTGCCAGTACAGAAGGGCGGCCTGCCGTCGCGGGTCATGTAACAGCGTGGTGTCAGTGGTGATGGTCATGAATGCCTCGCCTCAATGGATTCAGGGCAAGGCTACTTAAGCGCGGCCAGTGATTCGCTAAGGCGCTGTTGTGTCAGGGGTAAGCCATCCGGGTTTGATGGCGACGGGGGCGCGGTGTCGGGAAACTAAGTCCCGACAAAACCGTGAACCTTCACCAACAATCAGGACTCCTGACGATGGCAAAAAAAGTTTCAAAATTCTTCCGTATCGGCGTAGAGGGCGACACCTGCGACGGTCGCGTTATCAGCGCCACGGATATACAGGAAATGGCCGCAGCGTTTGACCCTCGTGTCTACGGCTGCCGCATCAATCTGGAACACCTGCGCGGCATTTACCCTGACGGTGCATTCAACCGTTACGGCGATGTGATTGAGCTGAAAGCCGAAAAGATTGAGGACGATTCCGCGCTGAACGGCAAGTGGGCGCTGTTCGGCAAAATTGCGCCGCTCGACAACCTGGTCGAGATGGTCGGCAAGGGCCAGAAAGTTTACACGTCCATGGAAATTCAGCCGAATTTTGCCAATACCGGTAAATGCTATCTGGTCGGTCTGGCGGTCACTGATGACCCGGCCAGCCTCGGTACGGAATATCTGGAGTTCTGCCGTACCGCAAAAACCAATCCGCTTAACCGCTTTAAAGCCAGCCCGGAAAACCTGATTTCGGTCGCCACCCTCGCCGCGCTGGAGTTTGAAGACCAGCCGGAAAGCGTGCTCGCAAAGCTGACTGACACCGTAAAGGGCATTTTTAGTCGCAAACAGGCCAGCGATGACGCCCGCTTTGCTGATGTGCATGAAGCCGTGACCACGATTGCCGGGCACGTGCAGACCAGTCACGACAGCGCCGAAGCGCGATTTTCCTTGCTGGAAGCGGCGTTTTCCGCTCTTAAGGAGGACGTGACCCGCCAGACCGGCGAAACCCGCGAGCAGTTTACCCGGCTCAAAACCTCACTTGATAACACCGAAAACCCGCGCCAGCCGCGCCGCGAACTGAGCACCGGCGGCGGTGGTGATGCCGGTCTGACGAACTGCTGACCCGCAGCGCCCGGCTTGAGAGTAAACCCGATTAACTTTATTCAGGAAAAAATATGCGCCCGGAAACCCGCTTTAAATTTAATGCCTATCTGTCCCGTATCGCTGAACTGAACGGCATCGACGTTGGCGACATTTCCAAGAAGTTCAGCGTTAACCCGTCGGTCACGCAGACGCTGATGGACACGGTGCAGGAGTCGTCCGACTTTCTGACCCGCATCAACGTTGTGCCGGTGAATGAACTCAAGGGGGAAAAGGTTGGCGTGGGGGTGACCGGCTCCATTGCCAGCACCACCGACACCGCAGGTGGCAACGAGCGCCAGACCCAGGACTTTACGCAACTGGAGTCCAACAAATACGAATGTGATCAAATCAACTTCGATTTTCATATCCGTTACAAGACCCTTGACCTGTGGGCGCGTTTTCAGGATTTCCAGCTACGTATCCGCAACGCCATCATCAAGCGTCAGGGGCTGGATTTCATCATGGCAGGCTTTAACGGCGTAAAGCGTGCGGCGACTTCCGATCGTGCGACTCACCCGATGCTGGAAGATGTTGCCGTGGGCTGGTTGCAGAAATACCGCAATGAAGCGCCAGCACGGGTGATGAATAACATCACCGATGACGAAGGTGTCGTGAAGTCCGATGTGATCCGCGTCGGTGAGTTCGGGGATTATGCAAATCTCGATGCCGTGGTGATGGATGCGACCAATAACCTGATTGCGCCGTGGTATCAGGAAGACCCCGATTTAGTGGTGATTGTCGGGCGTCAGTTGCTGGCCGATAAATACTTCCCGCTCGTGAACCAGACGCAGGCCAATACCGAAATGCTGGCCGCTGATGTCATTGTCAGCCAGAAGCGTATCGGTAACTTACCGGCGGTACGCGTGCCGTTTTTCCCGCCTGACGCCATGCTGATCACCCGTCTGGATAACCTTTCCATTTATTTTATGGACGAGAGCCACCGCCGAAATATCGACGAAAATGCGAAGCGCGACCGTGTGGAAAACTACGAATCAATGAACATTGATTATGTGGTGGAAGACTACGCCGCCGGTTGCCTGGTGGAAAACATCCGCACCGGCAAATTTGCCCCGGCTGTTGGTGGCGGAGAATAACCCATGTCGAGTCCCGCACAGCGTCACATGATGCGGGTCTCGGCCCAGACCACTGCGCAGCGGGAGGAAAACCCGCTGCGCCATGCCACTGCTTATGAGCAGATGCTGGTCAAGCTGGCCGCAGACCAACGCACGTTAAAAAATATCTTTTCGACAGAGCTTAAGGCCGTGAAAAAGCGCGAGCTGTTGCCGTTCTATGCGCCGTGGGTCAGTGGCGTACTGGCCGCCGGTAAAGGCGCGCAGGACGACATCCTGATGACGGTCATGTTGTGGCGGCTTGATGCCGGTGACATTGCCGGGGCGCTGGAGATTGCCCGCTATGCCCTGCGTTATGGCCTGACCATGCCGGGCCGACACAAGCGCACTCCGGCCTATCTGTTTGCCGAGGAGGCGGCCCTTGCTGCCATGCGCGCCCACGGGGCCGGTGAGCCGGTCGATGTGGCGCTGTTGCAGGACGTGATAGCGCTGACGGATACCGCCGATATGCCCGACCCGGTACGCGCGAAACTGCACAAAATTACCGGCCTTGTGCTGCGTGATGGTGGCGGGTCTGCTGATGCACTCACCCATCTGGCGCGTGCGATGCAACTTGACCGTCTCGCCGGGGTGAAAAAAGACATTGAGCGCCTGACGCGTGAACTGCGCCCCGCGCCGGATGCCCCGCAGAAAAAGACCGCCACGCGGGCACGAAAACCCGCCAGTACAACGCCTGCTAAACGCGGTCGTCCGCGAAAAATTGCCCGTTAACCGAATGCGCCCCGCGCCGGGCGGCACGCCGGTCAATGGCGGTGTTTCACCTGCCCTGCGACCGGCGTCCACCGCCCACCCTTTTGAAAGGTAGTCATGATGACACTGATTATTGATGCACACGAACAACCGCAGGGCCGCACGGTGATTATTCCCCAGCCTGCCACGGATGAGCCGGTGATTAAAAACACCTTCTTCTTTCCCGATATCGACCCCGTGCGCGTGCGCGAACTGATGCGCCTGGAGCAGACCGTGTCACCGGCCCGGCTGCGTCGCGCCATTAAAACCGGCATGGCCGAAACCAACGCGGAGCTGTTCGACTGGCGCGCGCAGCAAATGGCCGCCGGTTATGCCCTGCTGGCAGATGTCCCGGCGGAAAAAATCGACGGGGAGAGCGAGCGGGTTTTTCACTACGTGAATGCGGTCTGTGCCATGACCACCGCCACCCTCTATGAGCGTTATCGCGGTGTGGATGCGAGCGCGAAGGGGGACAAAAAAGCCGACAGCATTGATACCACGATTGATGAGCTGTGGCGGGATATGCGCTGGGCCGTGGCGCGTATCCAGGACAGGCCGCGTTGTATCGTGGGGCAAATCTGATGCGGATTTACGCACAACAGGGCGACACGCTTGACGCCCTCTGTGACCGCCACTACGGGCGCACGCAGGGGGTTTTTGAGGCGGTGCTCGCCGCGAATCCGGGACTGGCTGAATGGGGGGCCGTGCTGCCGCATGGCTCGGTGGTTGAACTGCCTGACGTTCAGTCTGCACCGGTCAGTCAGACAATAAACCTGTGGGAGTAAACCATGACGGAAGGGGAAAAAGGCGTCCTGTCGCTGTTTGTGATTGGCGTCATGATCGTTGTCGGAAAAGTGCTGGCGGGTGGGGAGGCTATTACGCCGCGCCTGTTTATTGGCCGTATGTTGCTTGGTGGTTTTGTCTCGATGGTGGCCGGTGTGGTGCTGGTTCAGTTTCCTGATATGCCGCTGACCGCCGTGTGTGGGATTGGCTCCATGCTTGGTATCGCAGGCTATCAGTTTGTCGAAATCGCCATTAAGCGTCGCCTGAAATCCATGGGGGTAACTGATGCCAGCCATTAACACACACCCGAATATCGCGGCCTTTCTCGACATGCTGGCCTGGTCAGAAGGAACGGCAACGCACCCGCTGACGAAAAATCGCGGCTATGACGTGATTGTTACCGGGCTGGATGGTCGCCCCGAAATATTCAGTGATTACCGCGATCACCCGTTCGCCGGTGGCCGGGCGGCAAAAGTCTTTAACCGTCGCGGCGAGAAGTCCACGGCGTCAGGGCGCTATCAGCAACTTTACCGCTACTGGCCGCACTATCAGAAACAGCTTTCCCTGCCGGATTTCAGCCCGCTGTCACAGGACAGGCTGGCTATCCAGTTAATCAGTGAACGCGGTGCACTGGAGGATATCCGGGCCGGGCGTATTGAACGGGCCATTTCACGTTGTCGCAATATCTGGGCGTCGCTGCCGGGGGCCGGTTATGGTCAGCATGAGCACACGCTTAACAGTCTGATCACCGTGTGGCGAACCGCAGGCGGGGGGATGGCATGAAAACACTATTCATTCTGCTGGCGCTGGCCGTGCTGGCGCTGTTATGGATGCGGCACGAAAACAGCACGTTACAGGCGTCCTTTGAGAAAGCGAACCGGGTCGCCAGTGAGCAAAAGACACTGGCCCGTATGCTGAAAAATCAGCTCCGTGTAGCCACTGACCGGGCGGATAAAAACGAGCGGGCGCAGGTGGATATGCGCCGGAAACTGGACGCTGCCGCGCAACGTGACGCCGAGCAGGAAAAAACCATCACGAGGTTACTGAATGAAAATGACGAGTTTCGCCGCTGGTATGGCGCTCTGCTTCCTGATGCTGTGCGCCGGTTGCACCACCGCTCCGCCTGCGTCGACGCCGGTGATTGTTTACAACGGCTGCCCGAAAGTGAGCCTGTGCCCGATGCCGGGCAGCGACCCCCAGACGAACGGCGATTTAAGCGCTGATATTCGTCACCTTGAGCGCGCGCTGGAGCGTTGCGCGCTACAGGTGAAAACCGTCAAACAATGCCAGGATGATTTAGATGCTGAAACCCGACAGCCTGAGAAAAGCCCTGACTGATGCCGTGCCGGTGCTGCGCAATAACCCCGATATGCTGCGCCTGTTTATCGACAGTGGCAGCCTGGGTGCAACGCTGGCCGCGTCTCTGTCCTTTGAAAAACGTTACACGCTCAATGTGGTGGTGACGGATTTCAGCGGCGAGATTGACCTGCTGCTCGTGCCGGTGCTGGCGTGGCTGCGTGAGCAACAGCCCGACATCATGACCACGGACGAGGGGCGGAAAAAGGGCTTTACGTGGATTGCTGATATCAACAATGACAGCTCAATGGATATCAGTATCAGCCTGTTACTGACCGAGCGCACACGGGTGAGCCAGGTCGGTGACGCGCTGTACGTTGATAACATCCCGGAACCGGCGCCCCCGGAACCGGTGACCCGCCCCATGGCACTGTATATGCGCGACGAACTGGTGAGTCAATGGGATGAGTGACGACATCTTTACGCCATTTGATAACAGAATCGCGGCGCTGATTGCCACGCTGTCACCGGCGGGGTGTCGCCGTCTGAGTGCGGAGATTGCCCGGAGGCTACGCCAGCAACAGCAACAGCGAATTAAATCTCAACGTGCGCCGGATGGCACGCCGTATGAGGCACGAAAGCCGCAGGCCATCAGGGGAAAAAAGGGACGGGTAAAACGGGAAATGTTCGCGAAACTTCGCACCGGTCGTTACATGAAGGCCATCGGCAACGACAGTGAGGCGGCGGTGGAATTTACCGGTAAGGTGCAACGCATCGCCCGTGTTCACCAGTACGGGCTTAAGGATAAGCCGGGGCCAGGCGGTAAGCCCCTGCTTTATCCGCATCGCCCCCTGTTGGGTTTCTCTGCGTCTGACCAGAAAACAGTTGAGGAGGCGATAATTAATCACCTCGCCGGTTAGCACCGGTCAGTTGTGTCATCTGTGACAAAACCCCCTCACATTGCCGCCGGATCTGTCCGGCGGCATCCTTTCCGCTATGAACACACTTTCATCTATTCAGGAACTCGCCCGCGCACTGCGCAACATGATCCGCACCGGCGTTATTGTCGAAACCGACCCTGACACCGGGCGCTGTCGTGTGCAGACCGGCGGCATTGTTACCGACTGGCTCCAGTGGCTGACACACCGGGCCGGTCGCTCGCGCACGTGGTGGTCCCCGTCTGTCGGCGAGCAGGTGCTTATTCTGGCCGTGGGCGGTGAACTGGATACTGCGTTTGTGCTGCCGGGCATTTTCTCTGATGACCACCCCGCGCCGTCTGCCTCGGCGGACGCCTGGCATGTTGCTTTCCCCGATGGTGCGGTCATTGAGTACGAACCGAAAACCAGCGCCCTGACGGTCAGCGGCATAAAAACCGCTGACGTGATGGCATCAGAGTCTATTACTGCCACGGTGCCGGTGGTGCTCGTCAAAGCGGCGGAGCGTATCACTATGGACACCCCGGAGGTGGTCTGTACCAACAAACTGACCACCGCCACCCTTGAAGTGAAGAAAGGCGGCACTATGCGCGGCAACATCGCGCACACCGGCGGCATATTTACATCGAACGGCGTGCAGGTCGATGACCATGATCACGGCGGCGTGCAAAGGGGCGGGAGCTGGACGGAGGGCACCAAATGACAGCACGCTATATCGGTATGAGCCGCAGCACCGGCAGGACAATCACCGACGCGGAACACATCAGCCAGAGCGTGAGTGACATTCTGCGCACGCCGGTGGGGTCGCGTGTGATGCGCCGTGAATACGGTTCGTTACTGTCGGCGATGATTGACCAGCCGCAGACCCCCGCCCTTGAGCTGCAAATTAAGGTTGCCTGTTACATGGCACTGCTGAAATGGGAACCGCGCGTCACGCTGACTGCCATCGCCACGGAACGTCAGTTTAACGGGGGAATGGTCGTCAGTCTGACAGGTCAGGTCGCGGATACCGGCACCCCGCTTTCTTTAACCATCCCTGTGAGTTAAGCCATGACAATTATCGATCTGAACCTGCTCCCCGCGCCGGATGTGGTGGAAACACTGGACTACGAGACCATTCTGGCAGCACGAAAGGCGACCTTTATTTCGCTGTATCCGCCGGAGCAACAACCCGCTGTGGCCCGCACACTGTTACTGGAGTCAGAGCCGATTGTTAAGCTGCTGGAAGAGAATGCCTACCGTGAAGTTATCTGGCGTCAGCGTGTCAATGAGGCGGCGCGGGCGGTGATGCTGGCCTATGCCGAAAAAACGGATCTTGATGTGCTCGGCGGTAATTTTAATGTCGCGCGACTCGTTGTGACCCCTGCCGACGATACCGCCATTCCGCCGGTGCCTGCCGTCATGGAATCTGACACGGATTATCGTCTGCGTATTCAACAGGCGTTTGAAGGGCTGAGCGTCGCCGGTTCCGTGGGGGCGTATCAGTACCATGGCCGTAGCGCTGACGGGCGCGTTGCTGACATTTCTGTCACCAGTCCGTCGCCCGCCTGCGTGACCATTTCCGTGCTGTCACGTGAAAACAACGGCGTCGCGTCTGATGAACTGCTCGCGGTGGTGCGCAATGCCCTGAATGCCGAGGATGTCAGGCCGGTCGCTGACCGGGTGACGGTACAGCCTGCCGAAATCGTGGCGTACCAGATTGACGCCACGCTTTATCTTTACCCCGGCCCGGAAAGCGAGCCTGTCCGCGCCGCTGCCGTGAAAAAGCTGGAGGCGTACATCAGCGCGCAACACCGTATCGGGCGCGACATTCGCCGGTCAGCCATTTATGCCGCGCTCCATGTGGAGGGGGTGCAGCGCGTGGAGCTGACCGCGCCGCTGGCTGACATCGTGCTCAATAACACGCAGGCGTCATTCTGTACTCGTTACGCGATTACGGTCGGGGGTTCGGATGAGTGATGACCGTCTCCTGCCGGTGGGCTCCTCGGCACTGGAGGTGGCCGCCGCCCGCGCCTGCGCGGAAATCGAAAAAACGCCCGTCAGTCTTCGCACCCTGTGGAATCCTGACACCTGCCCGGCAAACCTGCTGCCGTGGCTGGCCTGGGCGTTTTCCGTTGACCGGTGGGATGAAAAGTGGCCGGAGCTGACAAAGCGCGCCGTTATCCGTGATGCGTGGTTTATTCACTGCCATAAAGGCACCCTCGGTGCCGTCCGGCGGGTGGTGGAGCCGCTCGGCTACCTCATCAACATCACGGAGTGGTGGGAAACCAGCGATCCGCCGGGGACGTTTCGCCTGGATATCGGCGTGCTGGAAAGCGGCATCACCGAAGAAATGTATTACGAGATAGAGCGCCTGATTGCTGATGCAAAACCGGCCAGCCGTCACCTGATCGGCCTGAATATTATTCAGGATATCCCCGGCTGGCTGTTCACCGGCGGCGTGGCCTGTGACGGCGACATTATTACGGTTTACCCCGGATAAGTGAGGACTGATGAGCACAAAATTTAAAACTGTTATCACCACTGCCGGTGCGGTAAAGCTGGCGGCGGCCACGCTGCCGGGTGGTAAGAAAGTCAATATCACCGCAATGGGCGTTGGTGATGGTGGCGGTATTCTGCCAGTGCCGGATGCGGGTCAGACCCGTCTCGTTAATGAGGTCTGGCGTCATGCCCTGAATAAAATCAGCCAGGATAACCGGCACAGTAATTATGTTGTGGCCGAGCTGGTTATCCCGCCGGAGGTGGGCGGCTTCTGGATGCGTGAGCTGGGGCTTTATGACGATGAGGGGACGCTGATTGCCGTCTCCAACATGGCCGAAAGCTATAAACCGGAACTGGCCGAGGGGTCAGGCCGTGCGCAGACCTGCCGCATGGTCATCATTGTCAGCAGTGTCGCCTCGGTGGCGTTATCCGTTGATTCCACGATGGTGATGGCAACGCAGGATTATGTGGATGATGCGATCTCGGCGCATGAAAAATCCCGTCGCCATCCCGATGCGACCACACAGGAAAAGGGTTTTACTCAGCTCAGCAACGCGACCGACAGTGAGGCCGACAGTCTGGCCGCCACGCCAAAAGCGGTAAAAATCTCCATGGACAATGCCAGCGCGCGACTGGCGAAAGAGCGGAACGGCGCGGACATTCCTAATAAGCCCCTGTTTGTACAAAACATCGGTTTACAGAATACGGTAAACAGAGCGGAAAATGCCGTCCAGCGCACCGGCGATGCGATGGCCTGGCTCGATGTCATTGGCGAAATCCATGCAGGGTCAGTGCGCGTTAACACACCTGCCTCACCGTCTGTGCAGGGACTGACGATTGACTGGAACGGTGTCGGGTTCGGTGCCGCAGGGCTGACCAATAACCGGGGGCTGGGTACGGGTGGCTTTATTTTTCGCACCGTGGATTCAACCAATAAAACTGAATATGGTCGCGTCACCTTTAATGAGCTGGGGGAGATTTTTGCCGGGCGTAACATCTATGCCGGGTCCGCTAAATTCGCCATTGATGGTAACAGCTACGGCACCATCTGGGGGACAGGTGGCAACAGTGAATGGTTGTCCAATAATCTGAATGCCCGCTTCGGTGCCATTCCGGTGAACAATGCCACGGGGGATATTTCCGGTCCCGCCTGGGGCGGTTTATTGTCCGCGCATCTGGCGGAAAAATGGCGGGGGATCCAAAGCCAGTTTGCTGCAATCCCGGTTGATAACCCGTCGGGGAATATTCGTGGGAGTGCCTGGGGAAACGACTGGCTGTCGAATTATCTCGCACGCACATTCCAGCCCAGAGGCGATTATACCCCGGCGGGCGAGGCGTACACGAAAGCGATCAGTGACGGGCGTTTTCTGCGACTGACTGGCGGCACACTGTCCGGTCAGGTGGTATCAACCAGTCCCGATAACTACCGGTTACGAATGAGTGACCGCGCCTTTTTTTTCCGCTTTGATGGCGCTTCTTTTTACCTGATGAAAACCGCCAAGGGCGACCCGGACGGACTCTGGGATAATACCCGACCGCTGATCGTGGATGCGGAAACCGGGCGGGTAACGCTGCCGCATATGTCAATGGTGGATGGTTATCTCAAGGTTGGCAATACGGGAACGGTCATTTCAACGGACGGCAATATCTTTGGCACCCGCTGGGGTGTGGGTGGCGCCTGGCTGGGGGATGCCATTGATGCGCGAATGAATGCCGTGCAGGCGCGCGCGGATGATGCCTGGAATAAGGCAAACGACGCCCAGATTAACCGCGTGGTGGATGTGCGTTTTACCGCCGAGCATCAGGTGGGGGCAGTCGGTGTGCGTGACTATCGCAACGGCAACACCGTTCTGACCGGATTTGTTAACAAAGACGGCGATTATTCCGTTGAGGATCTGTACTGGAGCTATATCCAGGTTTACCGCAACGGCCAGTGGCTGACCATCGGGAGAGGATAATGTCAGAGTCTTATATTACGCTGAAAAATTTCAGGGCGTGCACACCCGCCACGCCAGAACAACGGGAGCTGGCAAAACAGAATGTTTTGTTTCTGATGGATGAAAGCGGCGCGGACTGGTATGAAAGCCAGCGTCATTTTTCACCCGATACGATGAAAATCGGCTACGACGGGCGGGGCATTATTAAAGTGATTGCCACAGGTTTTACCGATGTGTCGTCCCTGTGGCCGGACGGCCTGAGCGTTTCCGAGGTGGAGAATAACGAAGAAAACCGCCGCGTGGATAATACGGGGAACTGGGTCTATGACGGGGAAAAAATTATCCCCCGCGTGTATACCCCGCAGGAATTACAGACACAGGCAGAAAGTCAGAAGACACGTTTACTGGCTGACATTGCGACCCGCATTGCCCCCCTCCAGGATGCGGTTGAACTCGGTATTGCCAGTGATGAGGAGGTGGCAACCCTGACGGCGCTGAAAAAGTACCGTGTACTGGTAAACCGCGTTGACCCTGCCGCGCCGGTCTGGCCGGAACACCCCTGAAAAAAGCGGGCGCTGCCCGCGTTATTGTTTCTTCTGTTGTGTCATTCCTGAGCCAGTCCGAATCTGTGGCTGCACAACACATCCCCCCGGACAATAGCACTCACCCTAAACCCAGGAGTTAAACGGATGAGTGACTTTCACCATGGCGTGCAGGTCGTCGAGATTAACGACGGCACACGCGTCATTTCCACCGTCTCTACGGCCATTATCGGTATGGTCTGCACCGCCAGTGATGCCGATGCGGCGACCTTTCCCCTTAACGAGCCGGTACTGATTACCAATGTCCAGAGCGCCATCGCAAAAGCCGGTAAAAAAGGCACGCTGGCGGCCTCCTTACAGGCCATCGCTGACCAGTCAAAACCGGTGATTGTCGTTGTGCGTGTGGCTGAGGGCACCGGCACCGATGAAGACGCGGCCCTCGCGCAGACCCTTTCCAACATCATCGGCACCACGGATGAGAACGGTAAATACACCGGCCTCAAGGCACTGCTGACCGCTGAAGCGGTTACCGGCGTTAAACCGCGCATTCTCGGTGTGCCGGGTTTTGATACGCTGGACGTGGCGACGGCGCTTGCCCCTGTCTGTCAGAAGCTGCGCGCCTTTGGTTATGTCAGTGCGTGGGGCTGTAAGACGGTATCTGACGCCATCAAATATCGCGACAATTTCAGCCAGCGTGAGCTGATGGTTATCTGGCCAGATTTTCTCGCCTGGGACACCGTGAGCAATGCGACCGCCACGGCTTACGCCACCGCCCGCGCGCTCGGTCTTCGCGCGTACATTGACCAGTCTGTCGGCTGGCACAAAACCCTCTCTAACGTTGGTGTGCAGGGCGTGACCGGCATCAGTGCCTCGGTCTTCTGGGATTTGCAGGAGCCTGGCACCGATGCGGATTTACTCAACGAGGCGGGCGTGACCACGCTGATCCGCAAGGATGGTTTCCGCTTCTGGGGTAACCGCACCTGCTCCGATGACCCACTTTTCCTGTTTGAGAACTACACCCGCACGGCACAGGTTATCGCTGACACGATGGCGCAGGCGCACATGTGGGCGGTCGACAAGCCCGTTACCGCAACGCTCATCCGCGACATCGTGGACGGTATCAATGCCAAATTCCGCGAACTCAAAACCAGTGGTTATATCGTGGATGCGACCTGCTGGTTTGACGAAGAGGCTAACGACAAAGACACCCTCAAGGCCGGAAAACTGGTTATCGATTATGACTATACGCCGGTTCCCCCGCTGGAAAACCTGACCTTACGTCAGCGTATCACTGACAAATACCTCGCCACTCTGGTGACAGCGGTCAACAGCAACTAAGGAGCCTGACAAATGGCAATGCCGCGCAAACTCAAATACATGAATGTTTTTCTGGACGGTTACAGCTATCAGGGGGTGGCCGATTCCGTCACGTTGCCAAAGCTGACCCGCAAGCTCGAAAACTGGCGCGGGGCGGGGATGAACGGTGTCGCGTCGGTGGATTTCGGTCTCGACGATGACGCCCTGTCGATGGAATGGTCGCTCGGCGGCTTCCCGGATGAGGTTATCTGGACACTGTACGGTGCGACGGGGGTCGATGCTGTGCCGATCCGTTTCGCCGGCTCCTACCAGCGCGACGATACCGGCGCAATTGTGGCGGTCGAGGTGCTCATGCGTGGCCGCCAGAAAGAAATCGACACCGGAGACGCGAAACAGGGTGAAGACACCACGTCGAAAATCTCTGTTGTCTGTACCTATTACAGACTCACGGTTGACGGTAAGGAGCTGGTCGAGATCGACACCATCAACATGATTGAGAAAGTGAACGGTGTCGACCGGCTGGAGCAGCACCGCCGTAATATCGGCCTGTAACTGATGACCGGCCCGCACAGTCAGGCCGGTTAATTCCTGACTTCTGAATGAGAAAATCACATGAACAAAGAGAATGTAGTGACCCTGGATAAACCGGTTGTACGCGGTGAACAAATCATTGATCAGGTCACGCTGATGAAACCCACTGCCGGTACGCTGCGCGGTGTCAGTCTGGCGGCGGTGGCTAACGCCGAGGTCGACGCGCTGATTAAAGTGCTGCCGCGTATGACGGCACCGATGCTGACTGAGCAGGAGTTAGCCGCGCTGGAGCTGCCCGACCTTGTGGCGCTGGCCGGTAAGGTGGTCGGTTTTTTGTCACCGAGTTCGGCACATTAACCTTTCCCAAAAATCTCTCGGTCGATGACCTGATGGCGGATATTGCAGTGATCTTTCACTGGCCGCCATCTGAATTAAATCCCCTGAGCCTGACTGAAATCGTTATCTGGCGTGAAAAAGCGCTCCAGCGAAGCGGACATAAATATGAGTGACAGTCTTAAGTTACAAGTATTGCTCAAAGCAGTAGACCAGGCATCGCGGCCTTTCAATGCCGTACAAACGGCCAGCCGTAGCCTGTCAGGTGAAATCCGGGGAACACAAAGCGAACTGAAAGACCTCAATGCTCGCGCGCGCCAGATTGAGGGCTTCCGTAAGGCAAGCGCACAGCTTGCGGTCACCGGTCATGCGCTGAACGACGCGAAAGCACAGGCCGCTGCGCTGGCGCTCCAGATGCGCAACACGGCAAACCCGACCGCCGCACAGGTCAGGGCGCTGGAGAGTGCGCGGCAAAGCGCGTCGGCGTTGCAGACCACCTATGACAGCCTGCGCCTGTCGGTGCAGCGTCAGCGCGACGGGCTGCAACAGGCGGGTATCAATACGCGTCAGCTTTCTGCCGCTGAGCGCCAGCTACGCAGCAATATTGCACAGACCACTGACACCCTGACACGTCAGCGTGCCGCCCTTGCGCGGGTGGGGCAGCAACAGGAGCGACTCAACGCGGTACGGGCGCGTTACGAGCGGGGACGGGATGTGGTCGCCGGGGCGCGCAATACCAGCGCTGCCGCGCTCGGTCTGGGTACAGCGGGCCTGTTTGCCGGAAGCCGTTTGATGGCCCCGGTGGTGGAGTCGAAAAAAAGCGGGGCGCTGATTGCAGCCCGTCAGGGAGAGAGCAGTGCCAGCGGTGCACAGTACACCAGGGCGATTCAGAATATCAGCACGTCGGGCATCAGCGGTGATATTGAGCTGATAACCGACGCGGTGTCAGCGGTGCGCAGTACGCTGGGCACGCTGGGCAATGTCGGTGAGGCAGAGCTGACGCGCATCACCCGCAAGGCGCTGGACATGCAGACTGCCTTTGGCACCGACACAACGGAGAGTATCCAGATTGCGGCCATCATGATGAAAAACGGGCTGGCCGCGAGCAGTGACCAGGCGATGGATTTGATTGTGTCAGGAATGCAGCGGGTTTCCACAGAAATGCGCGGCGAGCTGCCGGAGATTCTTCATGAATATTCGACACATTTTCGCAATATGGGGTTCACCGGTGCAGAGGCCATGTCCCTGCTGGTCGATATGTCGAAACAGGGGAAATTTGCGCTGGATAAAACCGGCGATGCCATCAAGGAATTTTCCATCCGTGGCTCGGATATGTCGAAAAACAGCGTCGCGGCGTACAAGCAGATAGGCCTTGATGCCAAAAAAATGTCGACAGATATCGCCAGCGGGGGCGCAAAGGCCCGTGTGGCCATGCAGAAAACCGCAACCGGCCTGCTCAAAATTAAGAACCCGGCGGAGCGGGCAAACGCGGCTATCGCGCTGTTTGGTACGCCGGTTGAGGATTTATCCGTTGACCAGATACCGAAATTTCTGGCGGCGCTGGCCGGGACAAAAAATCAGCTCGGTGATGTCAGCGGGGCGGCGGACGCGATGGGTAATACGCTGCGCGATAACCTGTCCGGTGACGTGGATAAATTACAGGGGGCATTATCCGGACTGCGGCTGGGCGTGTTCAGCGGCATGGATGACAGCCTGCGCGGACTGACGCAGACGGCGGCACAGTGGGTTAATCAGCTTACGGTGTGGGTGAAAGCACACCCGGCGCTGGTCTCCAACATCGTCATGGTGGCCGGTGCGGTAACGGGGCTGGTTGCCGTGCTCGGTGGCGTCGGGCTGGTACTGTGGCCGGTGATGGCCGGGATTAACGCCCTGATTGCCGGGGCGGGTCTGCTGGCAACCGGATTCAGTATCGCCGGTGGCACAATAGCGGCCTCCGTCGGTGCGATTGCCTGGCCGGTGGTGGCGGTCGTGGCGGCCATCGTCGCCGGTGCGTTGCTCATCCGTAAATACTGGGAACCCATCAGCGCCTTTTTTGGTGGCGTGGTGGAGGGGCTGCGCGCCGCATTCGGGCCGGTGGCAGATATTTTTGCTCCGCTGGCTCCGGTGTTTGACGTTCTCAGCGGCTGGCTGCAAAAGGTCTGGCAGTGGTTTAAAGACCTGATTGCCCCGGTACAGGCGACACAGGAGACGCTCAACAGTTGCCGTGATGTGGGGGTGATGTTCGGCCAGGCACTGGCGGAGGCGCTGATGCTGCCACTGACCGCGTTTAACAAACTGCGCAGCGGCATTGACTGGGTACTCGAAAAGCTCGGCGTGATTAACAAGGATGCCGCCACGCTTGACCAGACCGCCGCGAAAGCCGGTGCGGTAGCGGCACGGAGCGGGGGCGGTGCACTGGTCGCTGGGGCTGCGGCGGGTAACCCGTCGTATCAGCCCGTCACCAGCGCATATCCGGGGTATCAGTCGTATCAGCCCGTCACCGCCCCGGCGGGGCGCTCTTACGTCGACCAGAGCAAAAGTGAATACAACATCACGTTGCAGGGCGGCGGTGCGCCGGGGGGTAATATTTCCGGCCAGCTACGCGAGGAACTGGAGCGCCACGAACGTGAGAAGCGCGCCCGTGCGCGCGCCAGCATGATGCACGACGGAGAATAAAACGATGATGCTCGCACTTGGAATGTTTGTGTTTATGCGCCAGACGTTGCCCTATCAGACCCTGCAACGCGATACGGAATACCGCTGGCCCTCAAACGCCCGTATTGGTAAGCGGGATGCCTTTCAGTTTCTCGGCCCCGGTGACGAAAGTATCAGCCTTGCCGGGGTGCTTTACCCGGAACTGACCGGCGGGAGGCTGACCCTCACCACGCTGCGCCTGATGGCGGAAGAGGGGCGCGCCTGGCCGTTGCTGGACGGTAACGGCCTTATCTATGGCATGTATGTCATCAACAGCGTGAGCGACACGGGCAGCGTGTTTTTCAGTGACGGTACGCCGCGAAAAATCGACTTTACGTTAAAGCTGACCCGCGTTGATGAATCACTGGCCGCGCTGTATGGCGACATCGGCAAACAGACCGAATCCCTTATGGGGCAGGCGGGCGATATGGCACGGAAATACACGGCAATGGTGGGGATGGGCTGATGCTGACGATGCTGACCGGCAATGCGGGTGGCACGCGCACGCCTGCCTATATGCTGAAAATTGAGAGTAAGGATATTACCGGCAACATCAGCGACCGGCTGATGAGCATGACCCTCACCGATAACCGGGGCTTTGAGGCTGACCAGCTTGATATCGAACTGAACGATGCCGACGGCCTGGTCGAACTGCCGTTACGGGGGGCGGTGCTGACGCTGTTTATCGGCTGGAAAGGCGAGGCACTCACGGGTAAGGGCAGTTTTACCGTTGACGAGATTGAGCACCGGGGCGCGCCCGATGTGGTGACTGTCCGGGCACGTAGCGCGGATTTTCGCGGGTCACTTAATTCACGGCGTGAAGAGTCCTGGCATGACACCACGCTCGGTAAACTGGTGGAAACCATCGCCGCGCGCAACAAACTGGAGGCCGGTGTTTCGCCGGAGCTGGCCGGAATAAAAATTCCGCACATCGACCAGTCGCAGGAATCTGACATTAAATTCCTGACGCGGCTGGCTGAACGTAACGGCGGCGAGGTATCGGTAAAAATGGGGCGGCTGCTGTTTCTCAGGGCCGGTAAAGGCGTGACGGCCAGCGGCAAACCGCTCCCGCAGGTCACTATCACCCGCAGTGAGGGCGACCGGCACCAGTTTACGATTGCTGACCGTGGGGCGTACACGGGCGTCACGGCAAAATGGCTGCATACCAAAGACCCGAAGCCGCAAAAGCAGAAGGTCAAACTCAAACGCAAGCCGAAGCCCGCGAAACCCGGTGATCCACAGCACCCGAAAGCGAAACCGAAAGAGCCGGAAGCGCGCCAGGGGGAATACATGAGCGGTGCCGCCGATAATGTGTTTGCGCTGACGACAGTCTTTGCCACCAAAGCCCAGGCGATGCGGGCGGCTCAGGCCAAATGGGACAAACTGCAACGCGGGGTGGCGGAATTTTCGGTGAGTCTGGCTTATGGTCGTGCCGACCTTTGCCCGGAAATGCCTGTGCGAGTGTCGGGCTTCAAGCGCGTTATTGATGAGCAGGCGTGGGTCATTACGAAGGTGACACATTCACTGAATAACAGTGGCTATATCACGGCGCTGGAACTGGAAGTGAAAATTTCGGATGTTGAATATGATGGAAGTGAAGGTGATGACTAAAAAATTTCTCAATGGCGGTTGTTTTGAGTATCATTGATTCACTAAATATGAATTAAAGGGGGTTGCATGTTCCATTGTCCGAAATGTCAGCACGCGGCACATGCTCGCACCAGTCGTTATCTTAGTGAAAATACTAAAGAGCGTTACCATCAGTGCACCAATATTAATTGCAGTTGCACTTTTGTAACGATGGAATCGGTGGAACGCTTTATCGTCACGCCGGGCACTATAGTCCCTGCGCCGCCACATCCAACCGCAAGCGGCCAACGCCCGTTATGGTTGTGA